GCCGGAGGATTGCGCCAGGGTGACGGCTTCGGCGTCGGTCGGCCGGCGGATGCTGTATGTGTGGCCATCCGCCACCATTTGTGAAATCCGCGCCGCGCGGAGTTTGTCGGCGAGGTTCATCAGGAGGCGTAGTAAGTCGGCGTGCCGAACGCGGTAATCACGGCCGGCGTGACGACTTTGTCTTGCGCGCTGCCAGTGGGTGCGCCGGTGAATCCAACGTAACCGTTGAACACCATGATCGGGCCGCCGGTGCCGAAGGTGAATTTCATCGCGCGCTTGGCCTGGGCATCGGAGGCGGTTTTCATGGCGATCTGGCCGGCGTCCGAGGCGTCCCAAATGTTGTCAAATGAATATGCCAGCGGGTTGGCGGTGCCGGGGGTTTGCGACTTGACCAGCTCGTGGATGGTTGTCGTGTCGATAAAATCGAAATCGCCACCGCTCGCCGACATGCTGGTCGCGGTGGTAATCGAGGTGCCGAAGGTGATTTTGTTGCAGGTGCCGGAGGTAAAGGCACTGTATCCGGTGGTATCGAGCGAGGCGCCGCCGGTGCCTTCGATGACGAAAGAAACCGTGGTGGACACCGACAGCACGCGGAACACGCGCCCGTTGAGCTGGTGCATGCCCAGCACGTCTAAGACGACATAATCGCCCGCGCTGAAGTCATGCGTGCCGGTCACCGTGGCGGTGGCGCCGACAGCGATGGCGGTAATCGTTTTGTTGGCGCCAAGGGCGGATTGCATGGCAACTGCCACGCCGGACCATTTGCGAACTGTTGCCATGGGAAATTTCCTTTAGATGAGGGTTTGCGGGGCGTTGCTGGCGGTGTAGTACGCCAGGGTAAAAGTGAGCCGCTTGACGCCGACCGGCGGGCTGGCGGGTTCGTCGTCGTATTGGCTGGCGGCGAGAATCAAGTCGAGTTTTTTGCCGGAGACGGTCAGCGGGGTGGCCAGCGCGGTTTCGATTTCCGCCGACATGGTGTCAAGCGTGTCATCCAGGGCGGTCGATGCGCGCGCGCAGGCTTCTACCGTGACGGTCAGGGTGTGCGCGTACAGCACGGGCGTGTGGATGGTTTCGGCCTGAATTTCGTCGCTGTCCAGGTAGATGCGCAGGCCTGGCAATTCGGCGCTGTCCATTGGGTAGAGGCGGTTTTTGTAGACGCGCGCGCCGGAGGTGGTCAGGCCGGTCAAGGCGGTGGCCAGGGCGTCGCGTATTTGCTGATGCGTGTGGCTCATGGCTGGCTCATTCCAGCGTGATCCGGGTCATGCCGGTGCCGTCCGGCTCGATGGCGCGCACGGTGTAGGCGACGGCGTTGATGGTGATGGTTTGACCGTTGGCGACGGTGGCCAGATCAGATGTTTTTGCCACCAGCTCGGGCGAGGTGGACATGATGCCCATCTGTCCGCCGCTGGGTTTGGACAGGATGCCGCTGATGGTAGCCGCGCTGGCCAGCGTGGCGGTCACATTGGCCAGCGCGCCGATGCAGGCGGTGTTGATGCTGGTTTCGATGGCGGCGAACGGATTGGGCATGCGGCCAGATTAGGCGGGAGTTGTGAACTCGGGCGGACGGGTGGTTCACTTTTGCGTGGGAAGTAAGGCGGAAAAGCCGGCTGGGTTGGCCGGCGCCTTCCGCCGGAGGATGTGGAAGGCATGCGGCGGAGGGCGCGATAGGGCCGCTTTTCCGCCTTACGGGTTACGAGTTACGGGTTGCGGTCATCCCAAATAATCCCGCGCAGACATAACCCGCACTTTCCCGGCATCGCGGAGGTCTGCGATTCCAGACAAAACAGTTTCCAGGTCAGCATAATTGATTTCAGTTGAGGTAGCTCCAGACGTGACAACCCTGTGCCCCATCAATGCAGACCCGATACCAGCAGCAGCGTTTAGGCTGATTTTTGCGAGCGTGTTGACCGCACTGACCGTGCTGTCGAGCGCCTGCCGTTGCGAGCTGTATTTTTGGTAATACGCCGGATCAGTCGGATACCCAACACCGCCGACACGAAAAGCGCCTCTGAACCCGCTTGCAATTAGATGATCCATCAGCCCGGTGTTTCCAGCGGTGTACATATATTGCCCATTGGGCCAGACGTAAACATCGGAGGCTCCACCCATCGCGGCCACGGCTGCCGTAGCTGTATTGATGTCTGTTATTGCCTCATCAATCGTGCCGTAGGTTGTGAGATTTGTTGCACCATGCACAATGATTTTGTGTCCGGCAGCATTTATCTGATCAACTTGCGACTGAGTGCAGAAATTTGCAGTGCCAATAATAGACGGAATAACAGCGAAATTGCCGATCAATTTGTATTTATTGAGCAGTTGTAGCACTTTCGTGTAATCCGTTGCTGTACTGTCGTCCCAAATTAGGCAGAGTTTAGGCGTACCACCTGACGATGCTACGACACGATCAACGATTGCTGTTCCGGCGGCGGAAAACACAAACCGGACGCGCGCATAAGCGATTGTGGCGAATGTCGGCGAACCGCCTCCTACAGTGCATTCGCTTTCCAGTGCTGTAAAATGGTGCCACCCGTTATAGCTAATATTTGTTGTTTCTTGTTTAAAGTAGTGCGCTGAATACGCCGAATCAACCCCGAGGTAAATAATAACTTGGCTGATCTTTGTGTAATCTTCGATGTAAACCCAATAATCGAATCTACTGTTGTTGCTTCCGGAAATGCCGGATATAGGCGCACTGACATTGGCAGTTGCAACACCCGTCGCTGTTGCTCTGATGGATTTGCCCGTTTCACCTTTTGGTTGAGGCGGTCCGCCGGCAGGTGTATCGACAAGCGAAATGGTGCAGTTAGAGCCTGCATAGCCGGTCAGCGTATCAAAAGCGGCAAAAATAGGGCCAGAAAACCCCATTGCGTCTATTCCCGTCGCGTCTTCCGGTCTTATCTGCCCATCCGGCCCCAACAGCGTGACATTGCCGTTGGCGTCAGTTGCATACTCAACCACATTACCCAGGGGACGCCTTCCGCGCGCCAAATCGTCAACCATCAAACCTTTTAAATTTGCATCAGCCATTTTCATCACTCACAAGTGGGTTGGGGTGCGCGCTGTGGTCGTAGCGCGCTTCGATTTCGTCGGCGCCGGGCAGGCGGTCGTGTGGGGTCAGGGCTATGCGGACATGCCCGTCGGTCTGTGACATGGCGATATCCAGGGTGTCGTAGCCATAAAGGCGCTGTTGTTGCGGGTAGAGCGCATCCATCAGGCTTGAGTTTTTCGGGATGGCAATGTCAATATCGCGCGCTGCTGCAACGCCTAGCCAGAACTCCAGACAGGCCCGCCCGCGTTCGGCGTCGTGCGCGTTGGGGTACGTGTAGTCGCAGCCAAACAGGCTGATCTTGGTCGCGCCGATGTGGATCGCGTAGGCCAGCGCATAGGCGGCGGTGTTGTTGAAATAGTCGAACTTGAGCGCGTTGATGACGGCTTCCAGCGGGTATTCGATCAGGCCGGGGTAATCGGGATGCGCGCGGCTTGTGTAGATCGGGCCGGGGTGGGTTTTCAGCCAGGCCAGCATGTTGGCGATGTTGGACTCAGGGCGCGCTTCGGCGCGGACTTGCTGGATGCGGACATCGTCCATGTGAAACACGCGGTCGCAGGTGATGACGTCGGCGACGGCGTTGATGCCCCAGGTTTCATCGTTGAACGCGCGGCGGCTGCCGAGGCGCTTGGTCAGGTTGATGTATTCTTCGAGGCTTGGCCCGAGGCCGAGGATCGTGATGTGCAGCGGTTTTTTCATGTCTCTCACCAGACTGTTGTTGGGTGCCGGTTACGGTTCCGGCGTCGGCGGGTGAGCGCCGACCGCGCAGGCTAGTGGCCTGGGTTTGGGTGCTTACGGGTTGGCAGTCGGCGCAACGCGCGGGCTGTGCAGAATCGCAGTGATGCCGACCAGCGTGCCGGCGGTTGCGGTGGACTTGATGCCGCATTGCACATAGCGCTTCGTGCCTTTGTAGCCGATGCGCTTGGTCACGTTCTTGCCGGTGCCGGAAGTACGGGCGCCAGCGGCGATGCCAGCCAGGGCTTCGGTGCCGATCAGGTCGGCATCGGCGACGCTGGTCATGGTGCCGGTGACATCGCCTTCCTTGACGGTGACGGTGTAGACGGCGGCGGTGGAGGTGATGGTGCCGGCGGCAATCAAAAACTCGACGCCGGAATAGCCGGAGCGGTCAATGATCTTGCCGACCTGGCCGGTTCCGGTCGTGCCGATGGCGACGGGCGCGACACCGACGACGGTGCGCATGTTTTCGTGCAGGTGGGGAGTGGGCATTTTGTTTCCTTTCAGTGTTGGGTTTCAGCCCGCCAAGTAAGCGGCGGGCTGATGGTGCGGGTTAGCGCGTGGCCAGGGCGACCATGCTTGACTTGGTGTTTGCCGAGCCGCTGGCCGGGGTGACGGCAGCCGACAGCCACGGTTGACCGCCGACGCGGAATGACCAGCGGAAGGCGTTCAAGCCCTGGTCGAAATACAGGTGCATGGACATTGCAGCCTGTACGCCGCCGGCCTTGTAGGGGGCGAAGTAGCCGCCAGCCAGGTCGGCGAAGATGACATCACCGACGGTGCCCAGCGTGGCGCAGGCTTCGGTGACAACCACCGGGCGGCCCATGATGGTGGCCATCGTGTTGCCGTTTTCGCCGGGCAGGGTGATGGTCGGGAAGCGCGCACCTGCGGCGATTCCGGCGCCGGCCGATGACTTGAACTCGATGTTCATGCTCATCAGCATCTGCAACGTGTCGCTGTTGCACAACCATACCGAGCGGCCGGGATTCATCTGGCGGGCGTAGGCCTTGAGGATGTTTGCGCCGACGATGGTGGCGGCGGCCTGGGTACTTTCCTTGGCGACCGAGACCAGACAGCCGGAATTCAGGATGCCGAGCGGCTTGCCGTTGCCGGTGCCGTTGATGATGGCGTTGGTGATGGCGTAGTCCATTTTCGCGGCGGACTTGTCGTTGAGATAGCGCTCGATCATCGGCGCGTCTTCGAGCAGTTCCTCGGTCATCGGGACAAAGGCATAGAGCTTGTGCAGCGGAACCTGCATTTCCTTCAGGTTCGGCTTGCTTGCCGTGTAAGTGCCGGCCTCGTTGGCCCAATAGACCTGAATGCCACCGCTGGCGGCCCAGGGCGCGTCTTCGTCGGTCGGCAGAATCACGCGGTTGGAGCCGGTCGGCATGCTGTCGCACATCGACAGGATGGATTGTTCGGCGGTGATCAGGCTTGCGATGCGGTCGCTGTACTCGGGCGGGACGGCAAAACCGCCTTCAGAGCCGGTGCTTTCGTTGCCGAAGGTGGTCGCAGCGGCCTGGAAGCCGGCGGACGCGCCACCCAGGCGCATGTCGGTGCTTTGCGGGCGCACAGCCGAAGCATGCACGGCATGGGCGAACTCGCCGAAGGACTTGAAGCCTTGGGTTTTCGGGTTTTCGTTGCTGTCGGCGCGCGCACCCTGGCCATAGGCGGCATGGGCCGGTCCGGTGGAGGCGGCGGCGAGCAGTTTGGCGTTGAGCTGGTCTTGATTCCAGCCTTCGGCGACGGCCTGCATCGCGAGGGCTTCGCCGCCGAACTTGGCGTAGGCTTTGCCGGTTTCGATCAGGGCGCGGTTGGTGGCGTTGATGCTGGCCTGGATGGCGGCGGTATCGGGTGCAGCCGCCTGGGAGGTGTTCATTTCGGGCATGGTGTTTTCCTTTGCAGGGGTGGGTGCGGCGGCGGCCGCGTGGGATTCCGCAACGACAGCCGGGGCGGTCGGTTTGGATTTTCGCGCGGCCCAGTAAGCGGGCTGCGTTTGTTCGGAGGCGCTGGCGGCGATCGCCAGGGCGGGGGTCATCGTGGTGCAGAAACCTTCGGCGACGGCTTCGGCGGCGGTGTACCAGTGATCAACGCCATCGGTCAGCAGCGCCAGGCATTCTTCCTGCGGCTTGCCGGTGCGCGCGGCGTAACTGGTGGACATGGCGGCGGCCATCTTGTCGAGTACGTCGGCGTATTCGCGCATTTCGACGGCGTTGCCCATGATGCCGCCCCAGGGGGCATGCACCATCAGCATGGCGTTTTCGGCGATTTCGACTTCATCGCCGGCCATGGCGATCAGGCTGGCGATGGACAGCGCGACGCCATCAATCGCGCAGGTGACGTGCGCCTTGTGGCGCTTCAGCGCGTTGTAGATGGCGAGGCCATCGGTGACGCTGCCGCCATAGCTGTTGATGCGGATGGTGAGGCTGTCCACATCCAGCGCGTTGATCTCGCCGACGAAGTTTTGCGCGGTGGTGGTTTCGTCCCACCAGCTTTCGCCGATGTCGCCATAGATGAACACTTCGGCGGATTTCTTGCCGGCTGAGCGCGGGTCATTCGCCGCGCGGGCTTTGATGTCATACCACTTCATCTTTTGGCTCCGGTTGCGTTGCGGGTTGTTGCATGGTCGGCGGGGTGAGTTGATCGAGGTCGATCCCGTAACTGGCGGCCAGCGCTTTGTCAGCCTGAATCTCGGCCAGCAGGTCTTCCAGGTCGATACCCTGCTCGGCCATGACGCGGCGATGGCTGGTGAGCTTGGCGCCGATGGCGAGAATCTTGGCGTCGAGGTCTTTTTTAGGGTCAACCCAGTCCCAGCGGCGGGCCTGGAAGGTCGGGCTGTTGAACTTGTCGAACTTG